AGTATATTGCTTATCACATGGTAGACCCAACGGATAACCAGATTCGCTACATTGGACAAACAACCAATGGAATTAAACGACTTAGTAATCATTTTGCGCCATGTTCGCTTAAACCAAAAAACCATAAAAACAGTTGGTTAAAGTCTTTAAAAATTAAAGGTATCAAACCTATAGTTTTAATTGGGCATAAAGCAAATTCACAAGAAGAATTAAACAAAGTTGAAAAAGACTTAATTGACACTTTTAAAAAATGCGTTAATTTGACAAATTTGCGTGAAGGCGGGGTTACAAGAAGATATATAGAAGCAAAGCCAAAAACTACTTTTTTAAAATGGTGCAAAAGGATTTCTTCTAAAAGAGGAAATGGCTCTAAAACAATACCTATAAAAGACCAGTTTGGTACTGTCTATGACTCAATATCTGTTGCCGCTAGGCAAGTTGGCTCAACAACTGGAAACATTAGAAAACACCTAAATGGCGTACATAGCCACATCAAAGGATTTAAGTTTATGGAAATAGCCAAAGGTGACCAAGCACAGATTAACAAATACATAGCCGACTGCCAAGCGGTTAAGGCTAAATACCCAAAGGCTTAATATGATTACCCACAAATGGAAAATACACGAAATAGACGCTACTGAGGGTCTAATTACCGAAGTCAAATACAGCGTTCTAGCCAAGCAACTAGACACAACAGTAGAAACCGAGGGCTATTGGCGCTTTGGTGACCCTGTTTTGCGTAAGCCATTGCTAGAGGTCAAAGAAGAAGATGTAATCGCTTGGGTCAAGGCTGACGCTATGCGAGAAGGCGTAAATATAATAGAATCACGCCTAGAGGAACAACTTGCTAATCTTGCCAAAGACAAGGTTAAATTGCCATGGGTTCCCCAAGTTTTTACAGTAAATCTTGGATAAACCATGCAACCAATAGATGTAATTAGCAGAGCATTAAAAGACATAGGCGCACTAGAGGCTGGCGAAACGCCTACCGCAGACGCGGCAATAGACGCTTTTGATATGCTGAACGACCTCATAGACCAATGGTCGAATGAGGACATGATGGTTTTCAATGTGACTGAGATTATCTTTCCCGTAATAGCGGGTCAGACTCAGTACACGATTGGCCCTGTCGCATCTACGGCTAACTTTATTGGCGCATCTTTTACAGGCTCAATTACTGGTGATGTGCTTACTGTGAGCGCTATTGGCTCTGGCGCTGTGGCGCAAGGTCAAACTCTAAGCGGAACGGGAATTACTACTGGAACAAAGATTGTTGACTTTCTGACGGGCGCTGGTGGTAATGTCAACGAGGTCGGAACATACAAACTCAACATTAGCCAGACAGTAGCATCAACAACGATAACTGCTTACTACGAAAAGCCATTGCAGATTAACTCTGCTTTTGTGCGGATTAACACCAATTCAAATGGTCAACCCGTTATTAATGGTGGTTTGGACTATCCAATATCTGTTCTTGCCTTACAAGACTACGAAATGATTGGTCTAAAGACGCTAAGTGGGCCGTGGCCAAAGGCGATTTATTACAACCCAGGCGCTGATACGGGCAACCTTTTTGTGTGGCCAAACCCCTCGCAAGGTGAGATGCACTTGTTTGCCAACACCATTTTCAGCAGATATAGCACTTTATACGACAACATCGTATTGCCACAAGGCTACTCAATGGCGCTTCGTTGGTGCTTGGCAGAGCGTCTAATGCCTATGTATGGCAAGGCTAGTCAAGTGCAAATAGCAATGATTAACGGCTTGGCGGCTCAAGGAAAAGCGACTATTAAACGCAACAACATGAGTCCATTGCAAACAGCAAGATACCCAGACGCTTTGATGAACTCACGCTCAAAAGACGCTGGTTGGATTCTTACTGGAGGTTTTGTCTAAATGGCAGACTTTGGCTTTGTTGGCCCTTCTTACCCTGCGGCTTCGGTTTACCAAGACAGCAATGAGTGTATAAATTTCCTTCCAGAAATTGACCCTCTCAAACAGCCTGGTGACCGAGGCGTGGTGGCGCTGTACCCAACGCCTGGTCTAACAATTAAAGCCATTCTTCCCAATCAGCAAGAAGTGCGCGGTATGCGTACCCTTTCTGGTGGAACACAAATGCTTGCCGTTTGTGGCGCTTATGTCTATGTGTTTAACAGTTTCTTGACCCCCACCATGATTGGTGAGATGAACAGCATAACGGGTCGCGTCACCATATCTGATAACGGAATTAATGCTTATATCGTAGACGGCACATATCGCTACACATGGCGTATTGGAACTGTAACTGCGGCTGTGTTTACGGGTTCTGTATCTGGCACGACTTTAACTGTTACTTCTGTGAAGTCTGGAACTATTGCGGTGGGTCAGCATTTCTTTGCGGTAGGGGCGCTTCAAGAGAGCGTTATAACCGCGCTTGGAACGGGTACGGGCGGTACAGGCACATATACCCTTGGTCTATCGCAAACAATCGCTTCTAGCCAGATGTATACCTCTAGCGCGGGTGCAGTTATCACAGCGTCAATGTCTGGCACTACGATGACTGTGACTGCTGTTGCTAGTGGCACTTTGTATGTTGGTCAAACAATTCAAGGCGCTGGCATAGCAACCCAAACCATCATTACCGCGCTTGGTACGGGTTCTGGTGGCGCAGGCACTTACACAATAAATAACTCGCAGACAATTAGTTCACAGACTATGTACGCCCTTAACTGGACTGTACTGCCATCAAGCGATGGCGCGTTCTCAGGCGGTGAAACTTGTGACATTGTTGACAACTACTTTGTATATAACCGCCCAGAATCTCAGCAATGGGGCGCTTCTGGCGTTCTATCCCCTATTTCTGGCGCTACTTCATTTTCTAGCAAAGATGGTTCGCCAGATGATTTAATCGCGCTAATTGTCGACCACCGAGAGGTCTACCTAATGGGTGAGGCTTCTTCTGAGGTGTGGACTGATGTGGGGGCTGTGCCTTTCCCGTTCCAAAGAATTCCAGGCACTAACACCCAACACGGCATAGCGGCTAAGTTTTCTGTTGCTCGTTTTGGCGATTCATTCTGTTATGTTTCTCGCAATAGCCGAGGTCAATCACAGATTATGCAAATGAAGGGCTATGTGCCTACTCGCATATCTAACCATGCGGTTGAGAACTCACTTGCTAACCAATATGTTGATAACGCTATTGCTTGGACTTATCAACTAGAGGGTCACGAATGTTATGTTGTGTCTTTCCCTTCTTTAGAGTTAACTTGGGCATACGACTTAGCCTCTGGTATGTGGCACAAATGGCTATACACAGAGAATGATGGAACATATACCCGTCACAGAGGTAATTGCTGTGCGGTGTTCCAAGGGCTAGTCTTAGTGGGTGACTACGAAGATGGTTCAATTTACCAAATAGACAAAAACAACTACACAGATAACGGGCAACATACTCGTAGGCTTAGACGCGCACCACACTTGGTTTCTGACTTTCAACGGCAGTATTTTGATGAATTGCAGATTCAGTTTCAGCCTGGCGTTGGGCTTACGGGCATTACTGTTCCCATAAATGACGCTGTGGTAGGTGCTGACCCGCAGGCTATGTTGAGATGGTCAAACGATGGTGGCTCTACATGGTCTAGTGAGCATTGGACTTCTATCGGTTTGGTCGGTAAATATAAGAATCGTGCCATTTGGCGCAGATTGGGAATGGCTAGAGATAGAGTGTTTGAGGTGGTTGTGAGCGACCCTATCAACGCTGTGATTATCTCGGCTAACCTAAAAGCAAGTGCGGGAGAAAACTAATGGCATACGGCATTTCAAATACCACGCAGTTAAACCCGTACCCACAGACTGAGTTTTTGGATGGACAAACTAAGCGACCCACAAGGGCATGGCAACAGTTCTTTCTTAATCTGCTTAATTACAGTTCAGCGGCTACGGCTACGGCTGGTAGTGCTACTTTGCCTGCTAACCCCGTGGGGTTCATAAACATCACAATAGATGGTGTTCCTTACAAAGTGCCATATTACAATGTCTGATATGGAATTAATCCAAAATCATGTGCCAACGCTTGAGGAAATCAATCGTTTACAGCGTGAAATAAGTGATATGCCACAGCCTGAGATAGAGACTGAGCATTACTTTTCGGGTGGAATGTATTGTCGGAAGTTAATAGCGCCAGCAGGCTTGTTGGTTGTTGGCAAGGTACATAAGAAAGACCATTTCTTTATGTGCGCCAAAGGTCAAATTATTGCTTGGTCTGAGAATGGAATGGTTACTTTAAACGAAGGCGATGTTCTTTGTTCAAAGGCAGGCACAAAACGAGTGATTTTGTCTGTTACTGATTCCATTTATATTAACTTTCACAAGACAAATAAAACCAATTTAGACAAGATTGAAAAAGAATTGATAGAACCAGATGAGTTAGCGCTATATGACTCATCAAACAAACTAAAGGTTGAAGCCTTGGAGGATAAGTAAATGGCATATGTAACTGCGGCAATGATTATGGGCGGTGGCAGTCTTGCGGCTGGTTATTTGGGTTCGCAAGCGGCTAGTAAGGCGGCTAAAGAGCAAGCGGCGGCGGCTCGGTATGCGGCTGACTTGCAGATGCAACAGTTCCAAACCACCAATCAGCAACAAGCACCCGTAAGGGCGGCAGGCTATGGTGCTTTAAACACTTTAGGTTCATTGGGTTCTGGCACATATAACATTTACGATACCGAAGGAAAACCTACGGGTGCTGGTATTGGTTCGGGTTACTTTACTCAACAGTACACGCCAGAAGAATTTGCCAAGGGCATAGACCCAGGCTACCAATTCCGACTTGCCCAAGGTCAAGAAGCCACCAATCGCATGGCAAACATGGGCGGTGGGATGATTAGCGGAAACGCTTTAAAAGGCGCTCAAGACTACACGCAAGGGTTAGCATCTAATGAGTTTACTGGTGCGTTTAATCGCTTTCAAACGGGTCGTACAAACATCTACAACACCTTGGCTGGCATTGCTGGTCTAGGTCAGCAGTCACTTAATACAACAGCACAGGCTGGTACAACTGCGGCGGCAAATGCTGGTCAAGCAATTCAAGCGGCTGGTGCGGCACAAGCGGCTGGAACTGTTGGTTCTGCTAATGCTTTGGGTGGTGGTATTGGTGGCGCTAGTCAAGGATATATGTTGTCTCAAATACTAGCCAACAGAAACCCAGCAACAACTGGCTATACATATACAACGCCTGCAAATCAATTTATGGGGCCGATGCCTCAACCAGAAGGTGGCGGTGGTTTTAGCACAGATGGCATTACATATGCGTAAGGAATAATCATGGCAGAACCAGTAGCACTAGGAATTAAACCGCCAGCCCAAATGACGCTTGGGGACATGGTAAACATTGCCCGTGGCGCACAGGCTTACCAACAAGCAGAGCAAGCCAATCCTTTGGCTCTTGAAAAATCACGAATTGAAATTCAAAAAGCAGGGCAAGAGGCTAGAACTGGGCAAATTGCTTTAGGCGTAGAAGAACAAAAAGATTTAGAGCGCAAAAGCATACAGACATTTATGTCTAACCCAAAAAATTGGCAAAATGAAACTGGTGATGTTGATATAAACAAAATCAATGCTGAAGTTACAAAAATTGCGCCTTTAACTGGTCGTGAACACATTTCTAATTTAACTACATTAGCAAAGTCACAAACCGAAAATATTAAAGCCACGCAGGATTTAACTCAAGGTGAACGCGCCATCATTGCTGGCCCACTTGGGGTTTTAGGGCGAATGGGCGTAAAAGATAAAAATGTTTACATTCAAGAACTTGATTCAATAGCGAAGTTTCACCCTGAGAATAAAAGAATACAGCGACTAATTGACGCTCAAAAATCGTTAATTAATCAAGTGCCAGAAGGCGCTGATATGTCATCGGCAGGCATTAGGGCAAGTGAAACTTTATTGTCTCCAACAGAAGCAAGAAGTGCATTCTCCCCAACTTCAGCAGTCACAGGGGCTGGTCAAGTTGTAACAACTAAGCCGTCTATTGGTGGTCAAACACCAGAAGTAACCTATTCAACACCATCTGGCGTTACACCAATGCCAAACATTATTGAATTTGGTGGTAATAAATTTGAAATTTCAGCCCCAACAACTGCTGGTGGTCAACCAATCCTAAAGCCTTTAGGCGGTGGAATGGTACAACCACAAGGCGGAACTCAACCAAATGTTATGCCGCCACAAGGTGGTGGACAACCACAAGGTACACCTCAAGGCGGAGTTACGCCCACACAAATGCAATTAAAGTACCCTGTAAGAAAAGCGGGAGATGTTCGACCATTTGCGCCTAATGAAGAAACAGATACAAAAACAGGCGCTACTTATTTAAATTCATTGACCACAAGACAAACAGATTTATCAGCATCACGCAGAAACTTAGATGAAGTAATAGATGCGGCTATAAAGATTGACAAAGAAGATTTATTCTCTACTGGTGTTCTAGGCGCTCTTACAAGAACTGTTAAGGGGTGGGCTGGTGACCCCAAATATAAACAGTTAAGCAAAGACTTAGCAAATGTGCAGATTTCAAACATTCAAGCCCAAGGCGGTTCTTTGGATACTGTTGCTGGTCAAAGTTTAATGAAAATGGCAAGCGGTGATGAGACTTACCCACCAGATGTATTGGTCAACATTGCTAGAAGGACTTACTCTGACTTGACTAACTTAGATATGCAAGCAACTGCGGCATCTAAGTTTGCACAAAAATATGGCGATAGCAATTTAAATACTTTTAAGCGTATGTGGTCTGACAACGCAGACTCTAAAGTGTTTGAGGCTATGAGTGTTTTTGAAAATGTCAAAGACCCTGCAAAAGCAAAAGCAGAAATTGATAAATTATTGGGTGACAATCCTAAAAAACGCGAAGAATTCTTCAAAAAATACAATAACATTAAGAAACTAACCGCCACAGGGGAACTCTGATGGATGAACTTGGCGCTTTGATTCTTGGCGAAAGACCCAAGCAAAAAGAAAAAACTACTAGTGCGCCTAGCATTATTGCGCCTACAAAAAGCAAAAACTTTGGCAAAAATCCTCAACTGCAACCAGATGAGGAAAAGCCAGACGAGTTAGGGCAATTAATACTTGGTAGCACTCAAGCGCCAACACAGCCACAACCACAACCACAAGCGCCAGCACCCAAGCAGGGAAGCACTTTGTCGCAAGTTGGACAAGGTTTAGCCGCTTTAGGTGATGTAACTGTTGGCGGTGTTTTACCTATGGCTGGTTATCTTGCACAAGGCGTAGTCAGACCATTTACAACGCCACAAAAAGCCGAGGAAATTGGGCAAACAATATCTTCTGCTGTTGCTCAACCATTTGGTAAAGCGTTTGGTGTTACCGAAACCGCTGGTTATAAAGGCGAAGCGCTATCAGGTTTAATGAAATTTATTGGTGAAAACGCATCCATAGGTGCGGAAGAAATTTCTAGAAAAACTGGTTTGCCAATCCAAGATGTAACCCACATGATGACTTCTTTGGGTTTATATGGTGGCGCAAGAGTAGCGCCTAAAGTTGGCGGTGCTTTAGAAACTGCTGGCAAGAAAGTGTTTTCTCTTGAAGAAGCAATGGCAGAAAAAGC